TGCATCAACAAACTCAGCAAAGATTAAAAACTTTGATGACTATGAGGCAAACTATTCTAGTGCAACTAACTTTACATATGCAGCAAAGAACCCTGGTTCTTGGGCAAACAATATGAAGGTATGCACCATTGACAATGCTGCTGACCAAGTAATTGGAATCACAACTGACAGTCCATTGACTGCTGGTATGGTGGTTGGACATGGTGTAACATCAGCATTAACTGGTGTAACAATACCAGGAGATGGAACAACATCAACCTTTACTGGATTCTTAAAAGGAATTATTACAGGTGTTTCTACAGATGCAGTTGGTAAAGTATCATCAATTGATGTTAAAGTTTTATCAAGAGTATCATCTGGTGGTACAGAAACTAAGATTGATTATGCTCAAGGTGATCCTAACAAGTCATTTGTAGCTGGTGATACACTGTTCTTTGTAAACAATGCTGGTATTAACACTGGTGGTGGTGGAGCAACAGGAAGATCAGAACCAATTGCAACACAGACTGACTGGTATGATTCACAAACTCTTGGGTTAACTAACTCAACAGTTTTCTGGAAATCTTTAGCACCTAAACCAGTAACTAGCAACTATGTTTCTCAGAGACAAGGTAAGAATGATGCAATTCATGTTGTAGTTGTAGATGATACAGGAAGCATAACAGGAATACAAGGTAATATTTTAGAAACACATTTAAATCTATCTAAAGCAAAAGATGCTATAGCAGATGGTGAAACTGGTAAGAAGATCTACTATAAAGATTATCTTGCTAAGACTTCAGATCAAATCTATGCTGGTGCAAACCCATCCTCTGCTCAAGATACTCATTTTGGAACTACTCCAATAGTGGATGGATTTACAGGAGGTGGAACAAGTCCAAACTATACTCTGAAAACAGTGGCTGATGGTCTGTGGGGACAAAATGCACAAGGAGTAAACTTTGCTAGTTTAGGAAATGTAACTTATACATTTACTGGTGGTCAAGATTATAGTTCTGGAACAGGAAACTTTACAGCAACTTTAGGTAAATTGCTGACATCATATAACTTATTTGATAATAAAGATGATGTGGCAGTTGATTTCTTAATGATGGGTCCTGGATTATCAACAGAGAGTGAAACACAAGCAAAAGCAAATCTACTGATTTCTCTTGCTAATAAGAGAAAAGATTGCATGGCAACAATCAGTCCACATAGGGCAAATGTTGTTAATGTAACTAACTCAACAACTCAAACAACTAACATACTGAAATTCTTCAGTCCTCTATCATCCTCATCATACTGTGTATTTGACAGTGGATACAAATACATGTTTGATAGATTCAACAATGAGTTCAGATTCATTCCATGTAATGGTGATGTTGCTGGATTAATGGTAAGAACTGGAATCTTAGCATTCCCTTGGTTCTCACCAGCTGGACAGCAAAGAGGAATCTTGAATAATGCTATCAAACTAGCATATAGTCCAAGCAAAGATCAAAGAGATCTACTATACTCTTCTAGAATTAATCCAATAATTAATCAAAGAGGAGCAGGTATACTACTCTTTGGAGATAAAACTGGACTAGGATATGCTTCTGCATTTGATAGAATCAATGTTAGAAGATTATTCTTAACAATAGAACAATCACTTGAGGGAGCAGCAAATGCTCAACTCTTTGAACTCAATGATGTCAACACAAGATCTAATTTTGTGAACATTGTTGAACCATTCTTAAGAGATGTTCAAGCTAAGAGGGGTTTATTTGACTTCTTAGTTGTTTGTGATGAAACTAATAACACCCCTGATGTTATTGACAACAATGAGTTTAGAGCTGATATCTTCTTGAAACCAACCAAGTCTATCAACTTTGTGACTCTAACCTTCGTTGCTACTCGTACTGGAGTTAGCTTTGAAGAAGTTGTAGGAACTGTTTAACCATTAGATGAATAACATAAGGAGGACTTAAAACAATGGCTGAAACAAGAACACTTTCACAATTTAAATCAAAACTGATTGGTGGTGGTACCAGACCCAATCTGTTTGAGGTATCAATTCCTACTTTTCCTACAGCAATAGCTGAAGCATGGAGTCCTGGAGATGATGCAGAAAATGGTATCTTTAAATTCTTATGCAAAGCAACTGCACTACCTGCATCAAACTTAGGTAGTATAGAAATTCCTTTCAGAGGAAGAACATTAAAAGTTGCTGGAGATAGGACATTTGATGACTGGACAGTTACAATCATCAATGATGAAGACTTCAAACTCAGAACAGCATTTGAGAGATGGTCAAATGTTATGAGTAGATTAGATGATGCTACTGGTGTTACTAACCCAACTTCTTACATGACTGATGGTTATGTACAACAGTTAGGTAGAGGTGCAACTGCAGCTACAGGAACACCATCAGAAGGAGAGTCATCAATTCTTAGATCTTACAAGTTCTTTGATGTATTCCCAATTACAGTTGGTGAAATAGCACTAAGTTATGACACAACTGATCAGTTAGAGGAATTTGATGTAACATTCAGATATCAGTACTTCACAATTGGTAACTCAGCTCAATCTAGTGGTGGTTCTACTGGAGAGGTCTTGATTACTTAATAAATAGTGCTATAATAGTATAATAAAAAAGAATATACCATGGCGAGACTATTTGGATTCTCCATTGAAGATACAGAAAAGACACCTGCTGGCGTAGTATCTCCAATCCCTCCCAACAGACAGGACGGATCGGAGTACTACGTCAGTTCTGGTTTCTATGGGTCATATGTAGATATTGAAGGTGTATATAAAACTGAAAATGATTTACTTAGAAGATATCGTCAGATGTCTTTATATCCAGAATGTGATAGTGCTATTGAAGATATTGTAAATGAAGCAATTGTATCAGATACTCATGATAGTCCAATAGAAATAGAATTATCAAACTTAAATGCTAGTGATGGTATAAAGAAAAAGATTAGAGAAGAGTTTAAATTTGTATGTGAACTTTTAGATTTTGATAAGAAAGCACATGAAATTTTCAGAAACTGGTATATTGATGGTAGATTATATTATAATAAAGTCATAGATCAAAAAGATCCACATGCAGGTATTCAAGAGTTAAGATATATTGATGCTTCTAGAATGAAGTATATAAGACAGATAAAGAAAGGAAAACCTGGTGATCAAATACAAAGATTAGCAAGTAGAGATGTTGCAGCTTTTCCTGGTATAGAAGAGTATTTTATGTACACTCCTCAAGGATCAACCACACCATATACAACTGCTGGTGGAAATCCAGCAAAAGGAATTAAATTAACAAGAGATTCAATTACATATTGTACATCAGGACTTGTAGATAGAAATAAAGGAACTACATTATCTTGGTTACATAAAGCAATCAAACCATTAAATCAATTAATGATGATTGAAGATAGTCTTGTAATTTATAGATTATCAAGAGCACCAGAAAGAAGAATATTCTATATTGATGTTGGTAATCTTCCAAAAGTAAAAGCAGAACAATATCTCAGAGATGTGATGATGAGATATAGAAACAAATTAGTATATGATGCTAATACTGGTGAGATGAGAGATGATAAGAAATTTATGTCAATGATGGAAGATTTCTGGTTGCCTAGAAGAGAAGGTGGTAGAGGAACTGAAATTACAACATTACCTGGTGGTCAAAATCTTGGTGAAATTACTGATATTAATTACTTCCAAAAGAAATTATATAGATCATTAAATGTACCAGAAACTAGAATTGCTGGTAGTGATGCTGGTTTCTCTTTAGGAAGATCATCTGAAATTTTAAGAGATGAAGTTAAATTTAGTAAATTTGTTGGTAGAATGAGAAAGAGATTTACACATCTCTTCAATGATATTTTAAGAACACAATTACTTCTTAAAAATGTTGTTACTCCAGAAGATTGGGATATTATGAGTGATCATATTCAATATGATTTCTTATATGATAATCATTTTGCTGAACTTAAAGATTCTGAACTTTTACAAGAGAGATTGAATCTTGCTAGTGCTGCTGAACCTTATGTTGGTAAATATTATTCTGCTGATTATATAAGAAGAAAAGTTCTTAGACAAACTGATCAAGAAATAATAGATCAAGATAAACAAATTAAACAAGAGATAGCAAAGGGAATCATACCTGATCCTAATGCTCCAGTTGATCCAGCTACTGGACAACCTATCCCACAAACCAATGGTGTTCTTGGTAAAAACACTTTAGAACCTGAGGTTGATGAAGAAAAATTTGAAACTTCAGAAACTCCATCTGGTGGAGAGATATAAATAACCTTATAAGACTACATTTA